TCAGACTGTGGGCCTGACATCTTAGGCATCTTGGCAACCAAAGCACCTTGAATTGCTTTAAGTTTAGATGATGCTTGTGCGCCTTGTGTTGACTTACCCAATGCGCCAGCAACAACATCAACAGCAGTACCAGTTAATGAGCCAGTAGCTGTATCCAATAGTTTCTCAGCTTGGTCAATCAACTTAAGTGATTCTTTAGCTTCTGCGACTGGCTTGTTGCGTTCTTCTGCTTTAGCTTCTGATTCAAGCTGACGAATAGCCAAATTACCTTTAGCGATTTCACCTTGCAATGCACGAGCCTCAGCAGACTGAGCCAAACCTTGCCTACGGAACTCAGCCATTTGGTCTTGTTGAGCCTTCAAGTTAGCTTGTGCTGTTTCTTTATCTTGCGCACGTTGAGCCATTGTCGCCAATTCAGAAACACGCTTATCAGCAACATCAGGGTCTAAACGACCAGATGACCAACTCTTAGCATATTGGTCAGCCAATGTTTTGATGTTCTTAGGAATTGTCTCGTCTTGAGTAAATACCAAGAAAGGATTGTCTTCAGCTTTTTGCTCAACACCAATTCCAGCCTTTCGAATCTTAGGCATCAAATCAGCCAACTGAGTCAAAGCAGCCTGACCTTGTTGTGAGCCAATCAACTGATTAACAACATCTTGTGTCAATCCAGCACCTTTTGCTTGTGGCTGATTAGGGCCAGCAATCTCTTGTCCAAACATATTGGTCAATGGAGTTTCTGCAAATGTTTCTGGACGAACAGCTTTTTGAACAATTCCTTGAACACGTTGTTGTTCAGCCAATGCTGCTTGCTCTTGCTGACGCTTACGAATCATGTCTTGCAACTGAGTATTTTGCAATTGTTCTTGCAAAGCACCTTGCATACCACCACGATATGCTTGCTGACCACGTTGCAAGCCTTCAACAATAGACTGACCAGTATTCCCTCCTTGGAATAGTCTGCCAGCTAATGCGTAGAGTGCTTGTGCTTGTGCGTCTTCACGATTACGAGCAATGTCAGCTTGTGACATACCCAACAGACCCATTGTGTCTGCACCGCTAGTACCGAAAATGTCTAATAGTCCAGCCATGTTTAATCCCAGTATTGTGTGCCAAAAGCATAGGCGTTAGGGTCTGCTTGGAATGTCCCAGAAGAATTAGAACTAAATGGATTCAACCAACTAAGGTTAGGCGAACCAAGATTCTTGTAAACACCAGCAGCCGTAGCAGCAGTACCTAATAGGTTTTGCAAAGTAGAAGTATCAGCAGCACCAGACGCTGTAGTAGAACCAACTCGTCCTAATGGGTTTCCATAGACAAGCGACATATAGTTCTGCAAGTTCTGTTGTGGTTGGTTTTGCAGGAAGTTGAAACGCTGAATGTCAGCACCCAATTGTTGACCTGTATAGCCTTCACGAATCTGACCAGCTTGCAATAGATTCTGAATGTCTTGGTAATCAGTAGCAGCCATTTGAGGGGCCATGCCAGTAGCTTGTTGCTGACGCTGACGCTCTGCTTCATAGTTCTGATAAGCCAACTGACCTGCTGTGTTAGTCAATGCTTGTGAAAACTGACCTGCTGCACGATTTTGCAAATTACCCATAGCACCAGAGCCATAACGCCCTGCCAAACTAGCTTTAGAGCCAATATCGCCTAAAGTTTGTTTAAATTGGCTTTCTGCTGCTTGTGCTGCTGGCGCAAATGCACCTTGGAAGAATGGATTTCCACCCAAATAAGCACCACCAATAGTACCTTGCAGTTGTTGCTGTGCAGCACCAGTCAAAGGATTGCCAGCCAATGCACGAGTCTCCAAAGCCTGAAGACCTGCTTGTGTGGTTTGTGATGGGGCTACAAAGGTTTCGCCTGTGTAGTATTGTGGGCCTCCAGCCTGATACAGACCTGATGCCTGTTGCAAACCATATGTAAGATATGGTGCAATTTCTGGTGCAATTGTTTGTGTGGTAGTAGTCGCCATGTTTTACTCCTAGAGTTTCGGATTCCATAGCGGGTCATCCACGGAATCCATTTTAATCAAAATTTGTGAGAAATCAACCTATAACTGCATATTTGTAAGTTTTTCCAGCAGTTGAATTGGCTAAGTGGCTAATTGTTGCCGTTCCTTGTCCTTGACTGCTTACATACATTTCTGGCAAAGGTGAAACCAATGTGAAAGTAATCACACTAGATGGAATTGATGGTCTTGTGTAAGGACTTGTAGATGCTGTATATCTTTCAAGATATACCTGAGTTGATGTTGTTGAACAGACCAACTCAATATAGTCATTAGCAGCCACATCAATAAAAAAATTGGCTACAGCAATTAAATAGCCATCTACGCTACCATGACTGTTAACAACAGCATATTTACTGCCTGTTCCAACAATATCAGTACCATTCTTTCTTAGCCAAACAATAACCTCATGGATTTGTGAGTCCATGTTAGCAAACTGCAAACTAAACTGAATGTTATAAGTTCCAGCATTAACAATAGTTACTTTGTTTGATGCAAGACTAAACCCATATGCAGAATCTACTGTACTAAATGCAACTACTGTAGGCGTATTAACAGCACCAAATGTTTGGTCTGCATCATTTTGGAAAGCACCACGAGGAACAATAGACCTAGATGCTTCAAATGTTTCTGGTGCAAACAGAATTACGCTGTCTGGGCCTATCCTTCTGTCCACCAGAGTGGTAGTAGTTGCACCACCAGTCGCCAGAGTAATCGTCCCTGTGTTATTGGTCTTGCCATCCATGATGCCACGAACAACCTCTGCCACGGCTCGTTGGTCACCACCGAAAGCAGGTAGGCTTCTAAACATCAACGAACCCCTTGACCAGTTACATCCACATCAATTGCAACAGCATTAGTCCAGTTACCAGTAGGAACTAACTGCAACCGATGGTATCTGCCAGAACTACGCAAAGAAACCCTGTTCTCTGAGTCAGCAGCCACAGCATTACCAAATGTCACATCTTGGCTTAACAGTTGACGAGAAGCTACAGCAACAGTAGCAGAACCATTGTCAACTTGTGGACGAGCCAAAGTAACTACAGATTGACCACCCAAATCAATGTCGCCAGTAGCAATCTGACCAGAAGCATTTGTTCCTGTATAGGTATAGACCTTATTGCCCAGCGTACCACCAAGGAAGTACTTACCACCAACATACAAACGAGAATCAAGGCTTGTTGTCAATGCGTCAATAGATGAGTTAATGCTATCCAACTGCTCAAGCGTTACAGCAGTAGATGATGCTTCAGACAAGTAGTCTGTACCTGCATCTGCATATGTCCACTTCTTAGTGGCAAAGTTGTAAATAATCAGTTTACGATTTCCATCAATCGCTACATAGTTCCAAATCACAAGTTTGCGAATTGGGTCAACAGCAGCAGACATTGAGTTGTAATCAGATTCTGAAGCGTCATCAATGAAGAATCGGTCAACTTTCTCACTTCCAATTGGAATGACTTGCTGACCATCACACATATAGAAACCATCGTCTGACAAGAAGAATGTAATGCCTTGGTACTGAGCAATTGAGCCAGCAACCATACATCCCTTGTTACGAGATATATTGTCAAACTGGAAAATGAATGGCGTACCAACATAGGTCATTCGGCTAATGGCTCTTTCCAAGAACACCAAGCCAAACTCACCACCACGAATTCCAACAATCTGACCACCATCAGGAATATCTTGGTAGTCAGACTGAGTGTTTACATCCTCTGTCCAGTCTGTTTCATCATTGATGGCAGACCAGCGAACACGATATTGTTGCTGTGTTGTCTCTAGCGTATTAGCCACAACAACAAAGTCACGCACAACAGTAATATATTTAGCAATAGGTGCAGTAGCGTCCAAGTCTGCAAAAGAAGTGGATGTTCCTAGCGTCCATGCTTGCAACTTGTCAGCATTGTTTGTTGTGATGACAACCTTGCCAAACTGAGTAAAACGAACCTTGTCGTTAATGCCTGTTGTCATGCCTGACTTAACTTCAGTCAATGCACCAACACCACTTACTGTATAAATCTTAGATGTACCAGAAGCGAACAACTGAGTTGTGGAGTCTGGATTCTTGGCAGCGTACAAAGAAATTAGAGGCTCGGCAGCAGAGTCTGAAAAAGATACAGCCGTTGGAAATGGGCCGTACCCCACAGCCTGAGACACTACATTTTTAGCGTCTGTCAGTACACCAGTAATACCTGACTGGTCAGGCATCCACTCACCTAGTTGTATTCTTTGTGTAGGCATATCAGATGTATGTTGTTTGCATTGCCAAAGGAACGCCAGAGAATTGACCCTTCTCATCAGAGCGAGTCAACGAATTCATAGCCCTGTCAAACATAGTTCCCCATGTGTTAACACGAACATCATTCATCAAGTAAGGCTCTGCTTCTAGCAAAGACGCATACAGAAGCAAATCAGGACACACAGTCATGAATGTATTGCTTGTGTTTGAATCACTCAAGTAAGGAGGCGCAGCAGAGTAAATCAATGTCAATGTGTAAGCAGTATCAGGTACTGGTGCTAACTTAAATGTAGAAGCTAGAACTGTGTAATCCAATGGCTTACCCACATCTGTTGTTCGTGAGTTACGAGAGAACAAAGATGGTGATTGGTAGTTCAATGGCATCACAGGATTGACATTGACGACAAAATCTTTTACTTCTAAGAAGTCAGATGGGATACTGACTGTCGCTGTTCCCGATGTGCAGGTCAGCGTAGTTGAATTCAACATCTGGCGAATACGCAAGTCTCTACGCAAGCGAATCTCTGCCAAACGAATAAAGTCTGGGATTTGAGTTGTTAGGTCTGAACGAGCCAAGTATCCTGCGATAGTTGTCTGTAGTTCAGCATAGGTAGTAAAACTCATACAACTCCTGTTCTAGTGCGCCATGCACGATTCAATGGGTCATTTAGGAAAGCGGCAAAACGCTTATCATCAACAACAGCATAACCACGCATGATGCCTTGTTTGTTAAGGTCATCAATAACTGTCAATGGGATAGATGCAACCTTGTTGCCAAACAAGTTGTCAGACCATCTTGCTCGTTCATCAAAGGAGTTATATTCCTTTTTGTTCTGCTCAACAATAGCAGAAACGTCTTGACGAGTTTGAATGATGATGCCACCTTCACCATCGGCATGAACAGCAGTTTCTCTAATCTTTTCCATACACTAATTCTATCAGTTTGGGTAGAAAAGAAAATGCCCCAGAGGGTTAAGTCTGAGGCATTTTTCGGGGTTACCTTAGATTAAGGTGTCAAGTCAGCAATAATGCCGTGTGCAGCTTGGTTTTTAACTTCCAAGGTGTACTCAGCCAACAACTGTGTAGACTCATTGTCACCAGTCACAGCCAACTCGTTGGTCTGGAAAGGACGCAGGTAAGCAACAGCAGCCATGTCGGGGTCAAGCACAAATGCTGTCTCATCGCATGAGTTGGTAGAAGTCATGAAGCGGTTAGGAACAACAGAAATTGTACCGAAATCGCTCATGTACACATCAGCAGCAGCCACGATTGTGGTTGGTGTGTTGGCAGGGGCCATGAAACGCTGTGCAGCGATACCAGCAAAAGCTGAAACCACTTGCTTGTGCGCAGGGTTGACCATCAACACTTTGGGGTTGCCACCAGAAGCATAAACGCTCTTAACAACAGATTGCAACAAGGCTTCTGTGAAAGTGCGGTTTGTGCCGTTTACACGAGCAGTTGTACCCAAAGAACCAGCAACACCATCAGTACCACCAGAGTAGTTGCTGTTCAGCCATGCTTGCAGACCACCCAATTTACGAGCAGTAGTGGAGTCACCATTGGCAGCAATCTGGTTGCTCAACAATGATGTTTCCATGTCACGCTTGATTTCAGCAGAGGCTTTAGCCAACTGATAAGCCTTTTCAGACTTACGACCAGCTTTGTCAACAGACTGCAAAGTGCCAGAAATCTTGATTGTTTTCTGAGCGATTTGAGTGCGGTTGCCAACACGAGTTGTTGGAGACATAGTAGCGTCAGATGCTGTTGCACCCTCAACTGCAAAGTTTGACAAAGTAGCAGCAGCCAAGCTGTCAGTCTGCCACTCGTGCAGAACAGCAGTAGCCTTTGTCTTGCCAATAGAAGACATGAAAGGTGTGTCTGTTGGGCTGATGTTATAGATTACATCAGAGAGGTCTTCGCGCATACCGATAGCGGTATATGTTTGATATGTAGCCATGTTAATACTCCAAATTTAAAAGAATCGTTCAAATGCTCGAGCAGCGTCTTGGACTTTTCCAGTTTCACGCAACCTCTGCATAACCTGTTTATCTTGTGATGACTTTGTAGGAGGCACAGAAGTCCCAGAACGCATCATCTTAGGAGCAGCTTGAAGTTTCTTGGTTACTTCAGGCTTACTCTTTTGAAGTTGCTCATACTTCATTGCTTTATACAAACTCACCACAGCCCGAGAGTCATAAACGGAACTGAGTTCTTGGTCAGTCCACCCAACAGACTTCGCATAATCACGGATTTGTTTCCGAATCGCATCACCCTGTGGCGTAGCTAACTCAGGAATCAGACCAACTAGCTTCTCAGATTCTTGACGGAGATGGTTTTGCAAAGAGGCTTGTTGCTCGGCTTGTTGCTGTTGTGCAATGCGTTGCTGTTCTTGCCTTACTACTGCTAACTGCTTCTCACGCTGATTCTGTTCAGCTACCGCTACGGCATAACCGATAGGGTCTGTTTCCTTTAGAACATCTAAGTCCACACCCTTATTTTGCTGCGTAAGGAAGCTATCCAACGCTTGCAACTTCTGGGCATATGCCTGTCGTTCTTGTTTCACCTGCTCTAAGTGAATACGCTCTGCTTCTACAGCTTTGCGTTGTTCAGCTAAAGCCTGAGACTTTTTCGTGTAATCTACACCTTGCTGATAACCTTTGATGAGTTCTTCTTCGTCAACTTCAATCTCCTCACCAGCAGCTTTGACTTTATATCTAGGCTTTGGTTGCTCGACTTCTTCTTCCTCAGAATACTCGGCATCAGATTCATCAGACGCTTGTAGTTCCTCTGACTGTTCTTCGGTTTGGCCTTGTTCGGCTTCCTCTGAATCACCCATTAGTCCCATTAACGCTGAAGCGGCTTGGTTTACATCTAGGCTTTCACTCCCTTGTGGGTTGGTGTTTTCCATTTGTCATCTCAAAAATCGCCAGACACCTTCTGGACGGAGGTGTAGCTTTTAGGCTACAGAATCTTCCACTTCTTATCTCTAATCACAGTTTCCGAGGCCAAGCCTTCTAGGTGTCCTGTAATTAGTTCTAATGTCTTTATGTGCCTGTAAGCGTCTTCACGCCTATCAGATTCTTCTGCACTTGTGTTAATTATTACACTAATCTGTTCTTTTTTCAAATTATCTAATACTTCTTTGAAAAAGTCATCATTCAGTAAGTTTTTAGCCCATTGAGCCAAAAGCACTTTATCTGTCATATTAGGCTTGTCCCTGCTGTTTCTCGTTGGATTATCTTGGCAGCATTGCCACCAACAGGAGTAAATAGATTCCAGTAGCTTGCCCCATTAGCTGTACCAAGGTCTGTGATTGGGTTGTATGTAGAGCCACTAGCCCTGTTAGCCAAAGTAGCCACAGCTTCTGTATCGCCAAGTTCAGCCAATACTCGCAGGTCATTTTCTGCTAAATTGTCATAAGCAGCACCAGAAGCCTTACGACTTGCATCGGCAGTTCTAGCAATATTGGCTGCGCCTAGCAAACCATATTCATCAACTGTTCCCTCTGGGGTATTTACCACGCCATTAACAATATCACCAAAGCTATAACCTGTAAGAGCATTGGAAATCGTATTCAATGCAGAGAGTTGTGGGCTAGTCAAAGACAACAAACTGTTAGCCAACAATGATGTGTTATCAGTCAATCCACCTACTACGCTACCAACAGTTCCAGCGTTTCCACTCAAACCAATTGCTACATTGCCAAGAGTATTTAATACATCCTCTGCGCTACCAGCGTTAAGCAGTTGACCAGCAATGTTTGTCAATCCACCAACTTTAGCTAAATCTGAGTTACCTGCCAATACGCCTAGACCACTCATTACAGCACCAGTAGTAGCAACATTACTACCACCACCTGTAACCCCTGACAAACCACCTGTTCCAGTATTGCTGAAATCATTGTTGTAAATCAGCGTACCAGACAAATCTCTGCCACCACCTAAACCTGTGTTGGCTGTTTCTGTGCCTAATTTAATATCGCCAGAATCTACGCTTGCTGCTGCATCAGGATTCTTAATTGAGCCACCAAGATTTACAGAAGCTGGTAGACCTTTAGGTTGCAACAATGCGCCATAGGCAATTCTTGGTTGGTCAGGAACTAATGCACCAATTGAGTCTAGCAATGAACGAGTAGGCGCAAACTGAGTCTGTGGACGATACTGGCTCTGGATGCCAGAAACAATGTCCTCATAAGTAGCACTCTGAGGATTGCTTCCACCAACTAAACTAACCAGTTCTTGATAGTTCATGGTTTTCTCACTTAGAAATCATGCTTAACACATTATTCAATGATGGGGCAGCAGTTGCACCAGCAGTTGTTGCAGTTGGGAACATACCTGCTATTTGTGGCCGAGATGTAATGTAGGCAATATCTGCATCAGATGCACCATAGTTACGCAAGTCAGCAGTAGTCAAGCCTTTAAGCATATTAGCGACATTACCATAGTTACCAGATGCCTCTGCTGCTGACCAAGCATCCATTAAGCTAGTAGGAGGCGCAACTGTAGCTGTTGGTCTAACTGTTGGATTGGTAATGGTTGGATTAACAATACCAGAACCACCTTGAATCATATTCACAATGCTTTGTGTAGATGGACGATTAGCAACCATTTCACCAGCCAAACGCCTAGATTCTGCAAATGATGGGAACAACTCACGCAGTTGACCAGCAGTTACATTCTGTTGGTTAACTTTTGCAGGGTCAAATGTAAATGTTGGCGTTACAGTTGTTGGTGTTGTAACAACTGGAGGCTTTGTAATCGGAGGTTGTGTAATTGGAGGCTGTGGAGGCTTTGGGGGCTGAGGAGGTTGTGTAACTGGAGGTGTTGTGTAACCAGTAAAAATATCAACAATTGGAGTGTTGTTAGTTCCACCAACATTACCAGTCTTAGCAGCGTTGTAGCGTCCTGCTACGCTTTCATAACTAACGCCAGTAGCACGAGCAACATCATTAGGGCTAATGCCCAATCTGTCCATCTCAGCAGCCAACTGAACATCATTCAATCCACGATTGGCATTAACAAAATCAAAGATATTTTGGTCAATCTGTGCTTGGGTCATTCCATTGTTAAGTCCCCAAGTTAGTCCTACTGAAGCACCAACATTTGATGGCGCAACATAGCCACCAGTACCTTCGTCAGCTACGTTGTATCGAGTCTGAACACCAGCCAAAGGAACGCCAGTTGCAGCAGCTACATCTTCTGGGCTAACGCCTAGCCTGTCCATTTCTGCTCGTAGCTGAACATCGTTTGAACCACGATTTGCATTTACATAATCAAATATGTTTTGGTAATACTGGTCTTGGCTAATGCCGTTTGCCAATGCCCAATCTAATGCTGCTGATGCCATGATTTATCCCTTAATCTCTACATTGGATGTAATGCCAGCACCAATTTTCATTGCTTTCAATTGGGCTTCTGCTTCAAACTCTTGTTGCTTCATAGCAAAGTAAGCTTGTTGTTTCTCACGCTCAAGCATCAACTTAGCAGCTTCTTTCTCACGCATCAATTGCATCTCAAGAGCAGCCTTCTGTTGTGCCATCTCCATGTCAATCTGTTGTTGCTGTTGCTTCAACTGAATGTCAGCTTGTGCTTTAGCTTGATTAGCTTGAATCTCAGCCTGTGTCCGAGCCATGATTGCTTGCACTTCTGGAGGCATTTGTTGTTGTTGTGGAGGAGGATTCGAGAGCATCTGGTCTTGCTCTGGTGTAATCGCCTTATAGAACTCACCAGAATCCTTAAAGCCAGCAATCTCAACCATGCGTCCCAAAGTAGCACGATATTGAGCAGGGGAGACATAAGGATTGGCAGGGCCGTACTGAGCAATCAACTGCTCTTGTTTAGCCAGAACCATTGACAACATAGCCATCTGCTCTTGTCGGTTACCAGCACCCAAACCAACATTGATAGAAACATCGTATTGGTTAGCCCATGTACGAGGGTCAAACTCTACAAACTCACCACGCATACGCACCATTCGTGCTTTATCTTGGTATTTGCAAAGCAGGTGCAATATGCCTTGGAACAAAGACTTAACACCAGTCTCTGCAAAGATTCGAGCCATCAATTCAATCTTACCTGCGCCAGCTTGTTGCATCGAGGCAACTGCTGCTGCTGTGACATTCTGCAAGATAGCAGGGTCAAGACCTTGTGAAGCATCAGACACACCAGTACGCTTAGACTGGACTGTATCCAAGTATTGAAGCATTGGGAAAGCCTGAGATGCCACATTCTGCACAACCAGTTGTTGAACAGCATTAGGTGACTTGGCACGAATCACACCACCAGCAGTAGATGTAAGCAAGTCATCAAGGTTTACCTGACCTTCAACAGCAACCACTCGTGCATTGTTTGTCAGATATAAGTTATCCAACATCTGACGAGTGATAGTAGTCTTAATCAGTTGCAAGTCAGTTGTTCTGTCAGCAAGTGAGTTGCCAAAGAACTTGTGCGGAATTGGGATTGGGCAGATTGAATGGAAAGGAACATAGTCCACTTCTTCAACCATTTCCTTACCATCCTCATCTTGGAGAATCTCGTTTGATGCGTAGAAAACCTGAGTCAGAGCAGCAATACCTTTGCCATTCATATCAGTTTTGACATAGCACTCAAAGACCTCAATCTCTTGCATTGATGGGTCATCAGTCTGCACTTGATAAGGTTGCTCACCAGCAGAATAACGAGCAACACGCTCTGGCGTATATGCCAAAGCATCATCCATCTGCAAGCCTTCAACTTGCTTCTTATTGAACCCCATAGCAATCAAGTCACTACGAGTCAACATCTGACGATGGGCTACGAATGGGCTATCAGCAATAGTACGAGCCTTCTTGCTAATCAAGAACTCCTCTGGAGGAACATTCTCAATCGTGACTTTGCCTGATTTCTTACGCTTTTGGACTACGACATTGTGCGTAGAACCCATGACTGGCATACCAGTTGGGTCAATGACTGGCTGACCCATTGGGTCATAGATTGGAAACTCTGTCGTATCTTGCTCGACAATTTCCATTGTTTCATCACTCATTAGCATTGCTAACTCGTCATCAGACAAGTCAAAGTAACGCTCTTTTGTAATGTCTTCTTTGTTTTCCCAATATGCCTTAATGATGCCGTTCTTTTGCATCAAAGCATCTTTGAACCAGTCATGCAGAATGGCTACGCCTTCGTTGTCACGCAAGAACACCCAATTGCAATAATCAGTAGCTTGCTTTGCAGACGCTTCGTCTTGTGGGCCTTGTGGCTCAAAGATAACAATATTATCTGAGCCTGTGAAAATACGAACTAAGCTAGGTAACGCACCATCAATCGCTTCTGCTACTTCTCCAGTAACGATTTGAGACTTACCCTCAACTTCATTGCCATATGGCTGTCGTAGATACGCTTCCAGAGCCTGTTTGCGCTGGTCAACAGTTTCTGTTTCAATGTAGCCAATAGCATCATCAATCTCCGATTGCAGGATTGACTTCAGTTCGTTCTGTTGCATTTTTGTCCTTTGGAGGGCGTCCCATTCGGGGTTTGTCCGATTTTAACTCCTTAATGACATTTTCCAACATTTCGATTCTTAATTCAAGTTCTTTCACTTTTGGGGCCAAATTTATACCCTGACGCTCTACATACATTAGACAATCCATTTCGGCATTTGGTTAATAGGCTTATCCCAAGTTGAATGACCTTCATCAAGTCCAAGGGCTAAGTATCGGAATGAGTCCGAGCCATGCGATGACCAGTCATGCAATGGACGCTCATAGAAAATCTTACGCTTTTCATCGTAATCTCTGCGGTAGTTTCTCAGGCAGTTCAGCCCTGTCTGGACTTTAGGAACATTGAACCAGCACCTTGGCAGCAACCTTCTGACAGCTTGGATGCCATCATCTAAGCCCATCCTCGGGGCAATCTTTATCTCTAGTCCTGCTTCCTCAAGCATCTCTAGTCGGCTTTTGCCAGAACCTAACTCCCTAACTCTTACGTCATGGGGCAAGATATGCTCTGCTTTTGCATAGTCATTGTCCCTAATCCACTTCACATAGTGGTCTAGTCCAACACCATGATTCTCGTAGTAGTCAATTAGACGCACCTCAGTACCTACTAACTGAGCAACCCAGATACTCGTTGAATCACCCATACCCAAGTCCCAAGCTGTAAAAGTACGGCTTAGTTCCTCTCTGGGAATGTCTTGCATATGGTGTTTGTCTTCTAGTTCATTGAGAATCTGACCATAGTAAGAGCCTTCTACAGCAGCGTCAAAGCTACACTCAAACTCTTGGCGGTACTTATCCTCACCCATCTCATTACGAGCAGCCTTGAGTTCTACCTCATCTACAACCCCTGTCTCAGAGGCTTTGAACTCTAGCAAACCCCATCCATCCTCAGTTTCTGCCCTGTCTCGCAGTTCTTTGAAGTGGTTATGACCTTTGGGTGTACCAATGAACATACACCAGCCTTTTCTGTCAGCTAGTGCAGGTCTGATAATGTCTGTCCAAATCTTAGGATTCTGGTCACCAATCTCGTCTAGGATTACCCCATCAAAGTATTGACCACGCAAGGCTTCTGGATTGTCAGAGCCATAAAGCTGGATACGCCTACCCCAGAAATCAACTCGCAACTCAGAGATATTGCTAGAGCCTCCTAGTGGGTCAGCATACTTAACGAGATAGTCCCAAGCCACTCGTTTAGCTTGTCCATAGGTAGGCGCAATGTATGCGTATCTAGGTGCTTCCTTCTGGTTAAGGATAGCGTCCTTGATTAGATGGTTAATCGCAGAGACAGTCTTGCCCATGCGCCTATGAGCAACAACAACACCAAAACGCTTACTGTCCATCAGTTCATGGATAGCAAGCTGTTGTTTTCTGGGTGCGTAAGGAATCTCGATTACTTGGCCCATTGGACGCTTATCTGAATGTCTTTACCTTCTTCTCCAGTTACCTGAAGTGGCAAGACTTTGCCGATTAGTCCCATGAACGCCTGTGGATGGCTCTCTGCCTTATCCATTAGATAAGAAACGCCACCTGCGCCTTCTAAAGCCTCCAGAATCATCTCTCTTAGGACTGCATTGCCCTTATCAAGACTTCCTTTAGGTCTTCCTGCGCCTTCTCGTGCGCCACCACGAGTTGAAATGTTTGATTGTTTTTCAATCATGTTTGACTCCTCTAGGGTTGGTCAAGTTAGTATCTACTCACAACGAGTAGATTAAGTATATCACTTCATGCGACCCATCTTACGAGCAGCTTCACTTATGGCAATCGCAACTGCTTGTTTTGGATTCTTAACTACTTTGCCACCTTTGCCAGAGTGAAGTTCACCCTTGCCAAATTCGTGCATGACAGTAGCCATCTTAGCCTTACCAGCTTTGTTCATCTTAGGAGTTTTCATAGTTTCACCATTTAACCTTGTTAGCCCAATATGCTGCACTCATCTTACCCTTGGCAATATTGTCTGCGTGACGAGCTTTAAATGCTTCGTTACGCTTAGAGCCATCAGGTGAGCCTTTTACGCCTTGTTGACCAAAGCGAATAAGCTTCACATCCTCACCACTCTTTGCCAAAACAGCATGAGATTTAGTTGGATGGTTAGGAGTCTTCTTAGGCTTGTTGTAGCCAGAAAACTGCTCTGTGCCTCGTTTAATCACTTTTTAGGCTTCTTTGCTTTGTTCTTTGCAGTACGCTCACCACGCACAGGCATGGGCTTAGTCTTCTTCTGCATAAGCTTCTGCATCATCTCCAGAGCCTGTTGATTCGTTGTTCCCATTGTCTTTCTCCTGAGTAATTGGCCCACCACTAATCCATGCTTCGCAGGTACGCTTAGAAGCACACTTAAAGTCAAACGCTTCACAATATCCTAAGTCACCAGCATCGATAACTTCCCATGCGTCCATCTCGTTGTCACCCATCTCTAAGCCACTCTCAATGCAATCAAGCATCTTAGGTGTCTGGATGAAAGCAGCGCAATTACCACAACGAGACTTCTTGGCTTGTGCAGGGGCAATGCGCCATGCACGAGAGATTTCACGCCAGTAATCCATGTTGGATTCGTTGGGATTCATAGGGCCATAGTTAGCCTTTTCAATCGCCTTCTCACGATTCTCAAGATTGACAGCTACATCACCTGTCGCAACTGGACAGGCTTCGCCCTTCTTCTCTTGGTTTTGTATCTCAATCTCGATTTTTACAGATGGCTCAAGTAGTCCAGACATGGTTGTCCTCATGGAGTTTGCGTCATTTTCGCACAAAAAAAGAGAGAACTCAATCTCTCTAAGGAAACCAAATGGCAACTTGGTTGGAAATATTGTGCCTTATCCAATAAGTTTTGCAAGCGTTTCGTTTAATACCGACATTTCGTCATGTTTCATAACTGACCAGATTCTTGCTTGTCCGTGAATTCCGTTATGTGGCCCTTGATGGCAGTCTCTACAAAGCGGAATACATAGGTACTGGTGATGCTGTTTTATGTGATGAGCATCGCTTGGCCCTGCCTGACCACATACCCCACAAGGCAACTCTTTAATCCTTGCTAGGTGCAGTCTTTCACGCTTTGTAAAACTGTTATTCAATTTCTACCACCTTATCACCTCGTGACTTTAAATAGTCTTTTGTTTTCTGAATGTATCTCTCAAACTCACTTCGAGGAATACTGGACTGTTGTAAGTCTGCGAATTCAATCAAATCACGACAGGCTTGGATTCCCTCCGCATCTAAAACAACACGCATAGTTGTTTGATAGTATCCAGATGCTTTATGGAGGCTTGCTTGTGCCTTCTCGCAGATTGGGAGTACTTCAGGCCCTACCCCTGCTCTGCCCATCGTTTCTGACAGGTTTAGTACGTCCACAAGAGTACGCCAGTCATGGATAGTTCCTCTTCCCTTGGTAATCGCCTCAAGTGCGGAATACTCCATCATTCTGAGTTTGTCCAGCTTCTCCCTGTGGGTTATCGATGCACCAACGATGGCGTGCTGTATCGGGTCTATCAGATTCCAGAATTTGCGTTTCGTCTTTTTTCTCATTGTCTTTTCCAAAGATGGCATCCCATCTGCTTGCGTATTCTTCGTTGCTTACTTTAAATGGTCTTGGACTTGAGCCTTTACTCATGATTTTTATCCTTTAGTTTTGTTTCAACTAATGCCTGAAGAAAAGGAATAAGCATTGCAAAAAATACGCCAATTAGCATATATCCAATAACTTCAATCACATAGCCTCCATAAGAATCCAACACCAAAAATCATCAACCATGCTGATGGGTCAGTAGGTGGAAATCCAGTCATTGTCAAACTACCAATCAATACGCAAGCTATTCCAAAAACCAATAGCGCAAACCGAGCTAATTCGTATTTGGTCATGTCATTCCTAACTTCTTTAAAGCAACCTGTAACCCTGCCAAGCCACCTACTCTTTGGTCACCAATGAATATCTGTGGCATTTGTCTAGCTTCTGGATAGTTCGCAACAAAGTTGGCAAACCTATCACCAGTCTCAATGTCTATCTCTTTGTACTCAAGATTCAAAGTCTTGAGTAGATTCTTGGCTGTCACGCAATTAGGACAGCCAGATTTTGTGTAGATAGTGATGTTCATGCTTGTCCTCTTATGAAAGTCGCACACGCTTTTGCGGCTTGTTCTGCAACAGTAGTCATATCCTTAGACAAGTCTTCACACACCTTTGCACACTTTTCACGCTCATGCTGTGCTACTAGCTTGGCAAATGCTTCTATTTCTTCATCACACATAGCAAACTCCCAAGTTAGATGCTTCCCTGACCAATCAAATCCTGCTTGTATAGCCATCTCAATGATTTCATCTTTAGTCATACAAAGACCTTATGAAGTAAACCATCAGCGACCAAAAAGTCGTTAGTGAAATAACAATTAGTTGCCAATCTTTAGTCATATTTTTAACTTATCAATGTCCGAATAATGTCTTTTAATTTTGCAATCTCTACTTCTTTGTCATCAACAATCTTCATAAGTTCATCAATAGTATTTCTGCTGGTCAAACCATTTATTGATTTAATCCTTCTTAAATTACAAAGCGTGACACCTACTGCTTCAGCAGCTTCTTTTCCTGTTGCATTTGGATTCAATGCTAAATACTCTTTTATTCTTTTTGTAGCACTTGCTTGTGGCACTCCAAGTTTTACGATTTCAGATTCAAGACCATTTGTTTCAAAAATATGTTTTAAAAAGTTAAATAAATTCAACCGAGTGTCGTAATGTGGAATTGCACCTTGTTCCCATCTTGCCAATGATTGTTGCTGGATAACTGTTTTTGTAAATTCTGAAAAAGAAGAACAAAATTGCTGTTGCGTAAGACCTAATGCTTGTCTATCAATATTCAACAACAAGCTCCAATTCTTACTTCCAGATTCTTTATCTTGTGTCATCAGACACCTCGCATATCGTAGTCAACAGATGCAGAGTGGTCTGATTCATCCAAGATGTGTTTAGAAAGACGCATACAGCCTTCAATCTCAAGTTCTTTAAATTGTTCAGCAGAGAATAGACCAAGCACACTTACCTTCTCGTAAATAATGTCTTCAATGTTCTCGCCATAAATGCCTTCTGAGTCTGTGTCGTATTCCATGACAACAGTAACCACTACAGAGCCTTCACCAACAGTTGTGTCAAATTCGTATTTCATTTTGTATTCCTTAAAAGTGGGGAACTAAGTCCCCTATTGATTTAATTGGCAACTCGCAAAACACCTGTGCGTCCAGTTCCTTTTAAGAACTTAACCATATCAGCAAGCAATTCCTGCTTTGAGTTTGCATAAAACTCAATAGGTGTGTTTTTAATTTCTGCAATGTTGGTGTTAATGTTTACGCCTTCAATCTCACCAATAAAGCAACGATTGTCTTGGTAAACATATGCTTTAAAAACTTGTGCCATCTTGATTTCCTTAAAAGTACCCTTGCGAATTGCTTGGGCTGACTGAAGTATAGCAAACTAAACACAATATCTACTAGGTGTTTATACCTACTCTGTGGTTTTTACGCCAACTCGCTCACTTGCTTGCTCACTTCTCCAAATGTCAGCTTTCATCTGGGCAGCAACAAGCATCCACTTTAAGGTTTCTTCTTTCTCAATGGCAATCATCAAACCTTTTAGCAGGTCTGCATATTCGTAGTGTGCATAAGCTTCACGCTCTTGAGCAACAGCAGAATCTATCCCTTTAGCCATTGCATCTTTCATCAGCAAAGCCTTCTTTGTTTTTCGAAACTCATCAAGGTATATTCTTTGTGCTTTAGCTTCCGCATATTTGCATGAATTTTCAATGATGTACTCAATAGCTTTGTATGGCGCTTTCATTCAAGACACTCCTTGACACAAATATCCACACCAGCTTGACTTGAGTAAACCTTAGTCACATGGATATTTACAATCTGCGAATCGTCCTTGTAAACCACTCCATTCATTCCGTCTTCTATGCTTTTCAAAATATTGGAAGCATCAGGTTTCTTGATTGGTTTTTCATCACCTTTAGCAATGGCCTCCAAACGCTTTTTTGTAGCAGATGCAGGGATTGGCACTCGGATGTATAAATAAAGACTCACAGGGGTCTCTAAAGGCTCGGAAGACCCCATTGCTTGCTTTGCTGAGTCTTTAATCAAAGATTCGTATGTTCTGGTTTTCTCAGGTGTGTAAGTTTGGACAAAGTTTCCACGCTTGGCATACCTTGCTCTTTGCTTACCAACAGGGTTGCCATCAACCTTAAATGTGACGATAAATGTCATTCCAGTTTTCCTTCTCGCATTTGTGCCATGTACGCACGAATCCTGTCTCTAGCACCAGTCCCATAAATTCGTTCTGCTTTTTCAAGCCTTGCGCGAATCAGGTCACGATTCTTTGACCATTCCCAATTACGATAGAGTTCTCGAGCCTCTGCTTGCTCAAGAATTACCCTATCGCTTGGGCCTTGAATATTTCTTCTACTCCAAGTCACCAGTCAGTTCCAATGCTTTGTTTATCAGATGTATCGGAAATGGTACGCCTTCACGCACCTTATCCAGTAGTTTCATTGCTTCATAGTGGCTCATGCTTTAGACCTCAATTGAGCCATTCTTGCTAAAGTCTCCAAAGATGGAGGAACAGCTTTTTTTCTATCAGCTTCAATTTTTAGCAAAACATGGTTAGGCTCATTTGACGCTGGAACTGTGAGCCTGATGTTGTCAGCAGGGTTAGGTTTAGCCATTACCCATTCAGCTTTAAATCCTCTCCATCCACGAGCAGCACACTCAGCCAATGCTTTCTCAAGTGTCCAGCCAGCCTTCTCAGCCTCAAACCTTATTGTCTTGATGACAGTTTCGGTAATCACAGCACGAGCAACTTTTCTTTGTTTAACAAAAGAATCCCAAACTTCTGGTGAAACGCCTTCAGGCGCATCGAGTGTTTTAGTTTCTGTTTTTGTTTTAGTTTCTGTTTTAGTTAAAGGTACATCTGTATGTGTGTTGCATACATCTGCATACACTTGTACAGCATTGTGCGGATTTGTTGGGTACTTGCTTTCTTTTGCACGAGGAACATTGTCCCACTTGGTCATTTGCAAATAAGGCTTGTCATTGTCAACATAGATTTCAATCAATCCATGCTGTGCAAGTTCTTTAAGTAAAGCCTCTGTTTTTGCTGCATTTATGCTGTCTTTTATTGGGAAGCAAGCAGCCTTAATCATTGCTGGTCTAGCGTCATAACGACCAAAATCGTCAACTGTTACCAGTAAACGATAGTAAAGATTTTCAGCAATAGGAGATAAGTTTTCGATGGATTCGCTGTCACGAATACCAGACTTTAAATAGCGTGTAGGCATAGTTGTCTCATGTTCCAATCCTCCCAAGAAAGAAACTTCGGCAGGAGGGGAGACTTCTCTTTTCGGTACGCTCATGACTTCGTACCTAGCCGTGTTTCAAATTATTGTATCAAATAAATTGATTGTTAGTAATTTCTTTTTTACCTTGTTTGCCATACAAACGAGTTGCCTGTTGTTTCATCACAGCATATTCAGCTTTTGTAAAGATTCCGTAAGTCTTAATGCCACAGATGATTTTTACATTGCTGTCTTGCTTTTCTATTTTATTGTCAACCAAGGTGTATTGAGCAACCCAATGTCTTCCTACCTTGACCTGCTCTGTTGTCAGTTTGCCTTGGCTACGCAGTTGCTTGGCTGTTGATAGGACTGTGGCTTGTGGCATACCAGTCAGGTTAGCTACTTCGTGTGAAGTCAATGGGCCGTTCTGGAGGGCTTTGATTATTTGTGCTTGAGTCATAGAATCATCAATTTATGTAAAGTTTCACGTTCTTTGTGCATCATTGCAAAGTAGTGAGCTTGTGCTTCGTCTTTGTAGTAGTGATACCAAAGCAAGTGAAACAAAGAATCGTTTAGTGACCCATTCTCTGTGGCAAATGACAGATGTTGCATCATCAAAGACTTATAGTTGAAGTAATGATATAGCCGTTTCATTTAAACCAATCTGGTCTGAGTTCTTTGAGTTGATAAATGCGTAACTGAGGGATTTTCTTCCATAAGAAGACTGCTGCCCGAGTTATTCCAAGAATACGAGCAAGCTCACTCTGTGAGCCAGCAAGTGTGATAGCGGTTTGTTTGTCCATCTTTTGAGTATAGCTTAGTTAACAAAATACAACACTAGGGAAAATACTTAGAAAATAATTGTTGACCTGTCTGTTTAGATTGCTATACTTCACTCAACCCGCAACAATTCGTAAGCGGGCAATTAAGGAAAATCAAATGACACGCTCAGTAATCAAAACATCTACAGGCTTCGTAGTTTATGGCGCATTTACTTCAATGATGCGCTTAGACACAAATGGCAACGTGGTGTACAGCAATATGAACGCTGACTCCAAAGAATACAAAGCAATGTTCCGCACATTCAAAAAATCAATCTAAATTAACAGGGGGCTTAGTCCCCCAATTAAGGAGAACCAAATGAAAAGTAAGATTATTCAAACACTCGTAGAGTGGACACTCGCTGTCATCATCTTTGGCGGTATCGGTGTAATGTTGGCATGGAGAGGCTAATGCAAACAGAACAACTCAGACGCAAGGCTCGTCAACTGTACAACAACAGTTTAGTTCCACAACAAGTCAACCAATACAACCAACGCAAGTGGGTCAGGTCAGTCCTTAAACTTGGTGACAAGTGGTTAGTTGCTAAACAGATTGGCAGAATCCAATGACCAGAGAAGACGCAATCAAGGACTTATCACACGGCTTGTATTGTGTTTACTGCACTGAACAAAAGACCTACGGCTCATGCTGTGCAGAAAACCACTTTGTAGAGTTTTCAGACCTCTATGAAGAAGACAAAGAAGCAATGATTGAAGAATATTTAAGGAAATGAAAATGGTACATTTAAAGTTAATGCGTGCAAGGTTGATGTTGCAAGACAAACAACTTAAGAAGTCTGGTCACAATAAGTTTGCTGGTTATCAATACTTTGAACTTGGTGACTTTATCCCAACTATCAATGAAATCTTTTTTGAAGTTGGGTTATGTGGCGTAGTATCTTATGATTCAGAGATAGCCAGTCTTACAATCACAGATGTTGAAGATGGCACTAACATCATCATTACTTCACCAATGGCAGATGCTAACCTAAAAGGCTGCCATCCTATCCAGAACCTAGGGGCTGTAGAAACCTACACAAGACGTTACCTATGGGTTACAGCAATGGAGATTGTTGAGCATGACGCTCTGGATTCCTCTGCGCCACTCAAGGAAGAAAAGAAAGCACCAGTCATTGCACCAGCGCAAGGAATACGAGATGAGTTACCTATTGAAGAACTTAGGTATCTCGATGAACTAGCAGTTGAACTAATTGCTATTTGTGAAAAAGACCCAAAGGCTGCTTGGGTTAGGTTGGAGAAAGAGAACTTAGAAGCTGACCAAAAGGTTGCTCTTTGGACTTTGATGCCAAGCAATGTAAGAAGCGCCATCAAGAAAGCAAAGGAAGTTTAAATGGAATACGACAACACAAATCGAGGCTCACTCTTTAAGAATGACCGCAAAGACGATGCTAAATTTCCTGATTACAAAGGAAGCATTAACGTAGATGGCACAGACTACTGGCTATCTGCATGGATTAAGGTCAGCAAAGATGGTGCTAAGTTCATGTCTTTGTCTGTCAAGAATAAGAACGCAGATGTGCAGCCTAAGAAAAAGGTAAAGCAAGAAGAATTTGAGGACGATGCGCCTTTCTGAGTTTCGGGGGAAAATGGCTAGAAATAGCGGACGAACATGAGTACCCCACCTAATCAAATGCGGAATTCTCTGGCTAGTCATACTGACTTCCGTGATTTCCGAGGGTTGATTCCCGAAAACTCGCATTTCTTGCCTAGCAACATAGACATGATTTGCGAGAGGAGAGGACACTTCTTAATTGGTGAATGGAAAAAGCCAAACGAGAAAATGGCAAAGGGGCAAGAGTTGCTATTACAGGCTTTTGCTCAAGTGCCTAAATTTACTGTACTGGTCATTATTGGTAACACAGACAAAGAACAAACAGAAGTTGGTAGTGTGTTCCAGATAGTGCTAGGTAGGTGCGTAAAGATTGGTGAGGGTCTTGATTTTTTGAAAGACTTTTATGTGATGTGGTACGAATTTGCAAACTCAAAAGGATAGATATGTCATACGCAAATGTAGAAATAAAAATAATCCAATGGGCAGAGGCTCGTAAGATTATTCCTAACAGTACACCAGAAGTTCAGCTTCTAAAAGCAATGTCAGAGATGGGAGAACTAGCAGATGCAACCATTAAGAAAGACAAGGAAGCTATTGTGGACGCTGTTGGTGATGTCATGGTCTGCCTTGTTAATTACTGTGCTTTGCAAGACATCAATCTGGTAGACTGTATGGAAGTTGCATACGACCAGATAAAGAATCGTAGGGGTACGCTTTTGCCTAATGGACTGTTCGTCAAGGAGTCATCGTGAAATTTGAAATGCACTTTGGTTATTTCAGAGACAAGATAACCATTGAAACTGAAGACTTTGATGTAGTTAAAACATTCTATGACTTCATTAAGTTTCAAGAAGAACATGAATGGAATGTTAAGTACAGAGCAGTTAAATCACTTCGCAAGAAGGTAGAGTCCGACATTTGAAAAAGCATAACCTGCATAGACAATAGCCATATGTGGGTTATCTTTCAAAAGCTGCTCACCAGCTATGTAGGCGTAGATTGCCCCTGTGAGAATAATTAGCCAAGCACTCAAAATAAACTCACATCAATAACATCGCCACGAAACTCCACCATGTTTTCATCGAACTTGTGGACTAGCTCAGGCCATAACAGCTTGCCATTAAAAAAGGTCAGCACCGCAAAGCCTGACCTGTGATTAGATGGATTTAACTCACCATAAGTGAACTGTGGGCCATCAGGCTCTGCAAGAGTTCCTGTATCTACTCCGTATCTACATCCATTGTAGTCAGAGAAAGGCGTAACCTTTAATGAGTGCAAGTGACCAGTAACGATAGACACACCAGCGTTTACAGTATTGTTGTGTGTGGCATGAACACCACCCTTGTATCGGTGCTTCACAATGACCTCCTCTGTAGGCCAACAAGCCCAACAGAAGTCCCAATCTGGGATATGGTCTGGTAATTTAAAACCTTGAACATCTTTGAACTGAGGCGCATTGTTTGCCAGACGAGTAGCAAATCGAGCATCGTGATTGCCGTATGTAAAGATTAGCTTTACATTGTGTCGTTCTGCTTTAGCTGCTTCTTCAATCTCACCCAACATTGCCTGACAAGCCTTTAACTCTTGAATAACAGAAGTCTGTGGTTGGTCAGAAGCATCGTGACGAGATATAGACGCACCATCAAAAGCATCACCATTGCATATCACCGCTTTAGGCTTGAACTCTTGGATAGCCCATAGAAGCCCTTTAAAGGCTGTAGTGCGTTGGTGCGGCACAAAATGAGCATCAGAGAACACCAACACCACTCCATCCTCTATGCCAAGGTTTATTTGCTTCAAAGGAGAATAGGATTTTGGTCTGCTAGAATCGTATTTAGCACCACGATGGTCATCAGCACCTAGCTTAATCTTGTAGGTTTCCTCTATCCAACGTCTACGCTGATAAACTGCTCTTAATGCAATATCAAGGTGTTCTGCAATTTTCGCTGCTGATTTAAGTTCGCCCCACAGCTTGATAAATTCAACATCTGTGCAAGTCTGATTATGTGCGCCCATTGGAATCCTTGGTCAATAGGTTTTCTAGCAAGTTAATAACCCTATGCTCTTGCATTTCAATATCCTCATCAGAGGACTTTGGGTCTGTAGCTACACACATCAAGTCATGCAAAAAGATATGCAGTAACTCGTGTAGTGCAGTCTTATCAAGTGATTCGGGTGTTATCTTTTCTGCACCAAAATCACCTAACCGATAAACCGCCAATCTAGCGTTATCAGTAAATTCAACAGATGCCATTGCACCCTTGGCTGGCTTTATGCCTTTTTCAATTCTCCAATCACCAAGAGACAGCACCTGTTGCCATTTTTTTACGCTTTGTGCGAACAGTTCTGCATCTTGTTGAGTTGGTATATTAGCCATTTAATATATCCAAGGCATGATTGATATGTTTGATTCTGTCATCCAGACCAATGATGCCTCCATTGATTTTCTTAGTCATCATCAAGAAATCACGAGAGTCGGCATATTGATTCAACTTATGAGTTGACCAGAAAAATCCTGCTGTAAGTGCAGCATATTTTGGTGTTAATACAAGTTCTGGTTGCATTACTAAATCAACTCCTAATGCTTGACCAGCATGATAGAAGTTTGAATGACCAGTTAGCTGAAAAAGACCTTTTCCAGAAAACCGAAACCCATCACCAGATGCTTCATCTCTGTTTCCCATACGATTTGCATAGACATTATTAGCCAATGCTTTTTCGTTACGAGCATACTTTTGAGCCATCTCTAATGTTGGGAAACGCTTAGGCCATATTTTCATTAGTCGTTCAGCAGAATAACTTAAGCCTTCTTGCAATTTCTTAAAGTTTCCACTTTCATGCGCTGCTTGACCAATAAATGATGCTTGTCTAATTGGTGTAGAAATATCAAATTTAGCAAAAGTCTCATTCAACGGCTCTACCCATTGCTCATCAATGTGCATTGATTGTAGTTGCTGTTTATTGACCATTTACTAGATTCCTTACTTCGTTGTAGGCTGCGACACAGGAGTTGAGTTTGGTGATTGCTTTGTCTCCTTCGGCTGCGATGTCGATAAGAGTTGCAATAGTCTGTCGCTCAAGTTCGCTTGCATCGGTGCTATCTCCTGTGGGAGTGGCGGGATTTGCGCTGGCTTGTGGACAACTGGCGGTTGGGAGGCGCAACTTACCAGTCCTAGCAAGCTCGTGCATAGCAGACTTCTTTTTAGCAATTTCATCTTGTGCCTTTCTCAGTTTAGTCTCTTGGTCTGACAGCTTGGAAGTCATATTCTTCTCTAACTCCCTAGCTTCATCGTTCTTTTTAGCAATGGCTAACTTCATGTCGTTATCACGCTCTAGCCAACCATAGTGATGCCCTACTCGGTATGTACCAAAGAGAGATACCAAAACACCAACAATTAGCCAAGGTAGTGGGATAGGTAGCATCATTCAGCCTCTTTTCTTGCTTGTGCAATTTCCTCACGCTCTTGGTCATCCTCAAGATGCTCTGGAGGCGTAGTTGGAGGAGGAGGAGGAGTCCATGATTCATCTAGTTCTGGATTCTTCCAAACTGGCATTGCACCAAATGGTTTACTAGGTAAACCATACGCAGACTGCGTAGGCGCATAGGACGAGTTATAACCACCCATAGAGCCGTTAAAACCCATTGGTTGACACATGGGTTGCATCGGAGGATTAAACATCTTAGATGCTGCACCTGCTGCTCTTTTGGTCATCACGCCACCGATACCGCCTACGATAAGCAGAACAATGTCGTTGAGCATCTTGGTGTAGGCTTGGTCAATCGGGGCCATGCTCTTGATAGGCTGTGTCACAAAGGTCACAGAGTAGAGCAGGGCAATCACAATAAAGCACAAGATGCAGGTCACCACAATGACCACAAACCCCCACACTCGGACTTCAAATTCTTCAGTTGTTAGGTTTGGCTTCTGGGACATCGTTAACCTTTTTCTCAAGAATTGGTGCTACTAAGTATTCTGGACATTGCTGAGTAAATAAGCACTTAGGCTTTTGACATTCTTCAGCATGGAAGAAGTCTGGATTCTGACACTTGTATCTGTATCTGTCTTCGCATCCCGATAGCATAAGTGCTATAAAAATCAGTAGATATTTCATGCCATTGTGTCCACAGAATTAGGTTTGACCCATTGAGTCTTGACTTCATAGGCTTTGGTTTGTTGTTCAGCTTGACGATTTAACTCAGCAAGTCTTTGCATATTTTGTTGGTGTATCACCCTATGAGCCTCCCACAACATCCTTGCATTGGCTTGATAAGTAGTGATTTTCATCCTAGTCCTATGTAAGCTAGAAATTTATTTACTATCTTGTCTGACAAATCGTTAGGCAGAAACTTGAGAAACCCAAGCACCCACCATGCGACACACATTCGCACGAATATTTTGAGCCATTGGTCAAATTGTTTCTGATACTCATTCATCGCCCACAGCGTTTAGTTGTTTGGCAGAAATCAATCATTTCGTTTATGCCGATACCAACGAGAAGTAGAACGAACGCTATCCCGCCAATCAACATAGCCATTTCCAACTGCTCTTGTTCCTGTTGCTTGAGTTTTTTTTCCTCAGCTTTTAATGCGCTAAGTTCTTTAGCATCATCCCTGTCCATCTCTGCCTGACGAGCCTTAATCTTGTTCCAGACATCAATCTTGCCAGTCTGCATGAACAGCATCTTGAGTTCTTCTTCAAATGCTCTGGCTTGCTCTAAAGCCATCTCAATCTGAAGTGCCGTACCCATGTTGCTACCAGTCTTCTCACGCTTGGCTTGAAGCATTGCCTTAGTAGCTTGGCTCTTGGCATTGAACATCTGCCCAAGCATAGGCGCAAGCCCACCTAGGTCATTGGCTACCTTACTGGCTTTCTTAACCATGCCGATAGCTTTTTGTAAGCCATCAAGAGCCGCTATCGGGTCTAAAGGAATCATTTTTTATCTACCTTTTTCCATTCAATACAGTAGACTTTCCTGTTGTAGACATCGCCCACCCAAGCCCACTTAACACACCTGTACTCAATAGATACAGCTAGTAAAAACTCTATAAATACCATGTCCACAAAATTATGTAGACACACCAAACAATGGTTATACAAAGAAGGGCTGCGCTAGTGAAAGCTAACAGCCAATCTTTCATTTTTCATCATCAGCAGGTTTAGCCGATGCTCTAGCAATTTTCAAATGCTGGTGCTTGAAGTAGATGTTTACGAATAAACCAATCACCGCAATCACAACACCAGATACAGCAGCAAATTCATTAGCTGTTAGACCAAAAATTACTGCTGCACCAGAGCCACCATAAGTAGCTACTGATGCTGCTTTGGCAGTTATGGCTTCATTTGTTACTGAAGTCATAACTTACCTTATACAGTAGGCTCAATCCAAGCAGGATTAGCTTCCCATGCACCATTAACATAAAGATAGTTTCCACCCTTCCAATTAGTAGGGTCTGTAACATTCTCAATTAAAGTGCAGTTTGATGTATTGCAATCAAGTACAAGATATTGAACAGGATTACCAAGAGTCATGTTTTCAGTACCAATGACAACTTCCATGTCATCAGGTAATAAATACAAAGATACATTGCTGTTATTTCTTACAACTGTTTTCATGCGTTAGCCTCTGTTACTAAAAGTTTTGTTGCCGATAATGCTCTACCTACTTTAACAGCAGATGAAGAAGATGTACTTACTACTCCAAAAGCATTTATGTAATAAACAGAATTTATAGTTAAACCAGATTGATAATTATTTGCGCCAGATAAAGTTGTTACAGCAACATTTTGTCCATTTGTAACTGTTTGATTACTAAATCCAAGCCATGTTGTGTAATTAGTCGTAACAGATGCAGTCAATAAAGCACCTTGATTTCCTGAATTACCTGAACGCCTTATGGACACAGCAGTATTTTGTCCTGTTGGGTTGTAGGCAATACCAAAAGCATTTTGCCCAGAACTATTATATGTACCACTACCAACATTGACTGCGGAAGACCAAGTGACAGCAGTTGTTGAATCTGTACCGCTATAAAACGATGCTGTCTGGGCGGTATCGTTACATATAATTAAATTTAATCTACTATATGTTGTGTCATATACAGTTTGTCCAGAATAAGATTCAATTCCACTTATGGAACTAATGTTTCCAAAAGTTATTACTGTTCCACTAACATTAACAATTTGTGTTCTTATGAAATAACCGCCATCGTAGTTAGGGAAAGTAAAAAGTATTCTTTGGCTAGTTGGCGAATAAACGGCTGATGAAAATGATGAACTACTTAACAATGCAGTTGTATTACTGTATTGACTACCAATAGTGGGAACTGTTCCAGAAATTGAAAAAGCGTTAGCGTTCCAATAACCTGTTCCAGTATTATAAAAATATGCCATATTTCCGCTTGCTGCATGGTATGCAAGAGACATGGTAGTCTGAGAGCCAGATGCAACTACATATTGACTTCCAGTAGAAATGCTAGTGCCAGATACAGTACCCATTTTCAAACGCACTTCACCTTGACTGTATCCAACAACAATTTTGCCAGATGGCGGATGATATGAAACGCAAAAACTATTTAGCGTGTTTGTGCTTGCAAAGTCTGCACCACCACCTACTGTAAGTGTGCTACCAGAAACAGTACACACCCATGACCTAACAGTATTTGCTGGAGATGAAAAAATAACAGTTTTTTGTGCTACTGGCTCATACACACCTCTTACACCTTGATAAGCATAAGAACTTTCAAGAATTACCTCAGTACCATATGAAAAAGTTGTACCAGATAGAGTTCCAACTTTAGCAGCAGGATAGCCACCAATAGCATCATTGCTATAAATAAACACATATCTGTCTGCGCTAATATCAAAAACAACTTGTCCATTTGATGTACCAGTTGCCGTGAAATATCCTGATGCAGTTCCTGCGCTGTATGCACCTAAAGAACCTGTTGTTAATTCAACAGTTCCATCACTTCTTAAAGAAACAGGATTACCTTGAGTAATAGAACCTGTAGCTACAAAAGTGTTTTCACCACCAGCAGTAGGAGTTGACCAAGTAGGCGCAGCACCAGAACCACCAGAAGTCAATACTTGACCGCTTGTTCCAGCAGAACCAGCAACAGTCAATGCTGTTGTTAAGTTAGCAGATGCAATTGTTGGTGCAGTCAGAGTTTTGTTTGTCAGAGTCTGTGTATCTGATGTACCAACAACAGTTCCTGATGGGGCAGTTTTTGTAGCCCATGTATCAAGGTCTGCATCCCATGCTTGGACATTTGTACCAATTGCCAAACCCAAATTAGTTCTAGCAGTAGATGCACTAGCAACATCAGACAGATTATTAGCAGCAGTTAAGAAACCACTTGCTGTAAATGCTGCTTGTGTCCAAGTTGAACCAGTCCAAACATACAAAGTATTGACTGCTGTATTCCAGTACAAAGCACCAGTCAACAGGGCATTTCCATCATTGTCAACAGTAGGTGCAGTTGACTTAGAACCTAAATATCGGTCATCAAACTGGTCATAAGTAGAGGCAGCAGCCGTAGCACTAGCAGCAGCAGCCGTTGCGCTTGTAGAGGCATTTCCTGCGCTTGTAGAGGCATTTGTAGCACTCGTTGAAGCATTAGATGCAGAAGTAGCAGCAGCAGCAGCACTTGTCGCAGCAGAACTTGTTGAACCAAACAGCGTATCAATCTGGGCAGATGTGTAAGTATCTGTAATGCCAAAACCACTCAGAGTAGTTGGATTAGTTCCTGCTGTGATTCGTCCATAAGCGTCAGAAGTAACAGACTTATAAGTTCCTGCTGTTACGCCAGAAGCTGCCAAGTCGATATTATCTGAGTTAACAACAATACGGCTAGAAGACGCTGTGCCAACATCAATAGTGTTACCAGTCTTTGTCAAACCTGCGCCAGCAGTAATCTGACCTGCACCAGAGAATTGAGCAAAGGTAACTGCTGTAGTGCCTAAAGTACCACCAGCAGTAATCGTTGAGATATAACCATTGTTGGCTTGTGTCGTACCCTTCTCAATAAAGGTAAAAGCAGCAACCAACTCATCCCATGTGTTTGCATCTGTTGTTCTAGTCCATGTACTAGAGGCACACAGATAGATACCATTCTGTGAAGCAGTAGATTGGTCTTTAACCAGAACTCGGTCACCAACAGATACCGCAATGCCATCAATTGTTTGTGTACCAGACAATGTGATGTTAGCCGTTGTAGCCACAACACAAGAGGCTTTAGCATCAATACCTTGGGCTAGTGCATCTACATAACCCTTGTTGGCAGCGTCAGAATCGTTTACAGGGTTAGCCAAGCCAGTAATGGTTGCTGATGTACCAGAATCCATATCCAATGAGCCAGAGATGGTCACATTGTTGAATGTTGAAGTACCAGAAGCAGCCGTTACATTACCTGTGACATTGCCTGTCAGGTTACCAGTCACATTACCTGTTACAGCACCTGTGTGAGTTCCTGTGGTGTTACCAGTTACATTGCCTGTCAATGGGCCAGTAAACCCGACAGTAGCCGTTACATTCGTTCCTGTAATTGCTTGGGCAGATGAACCACCGATAACAGCACCATTGATAGTACCGCCAGTAATCGTTGCAGAAGACGATGTTAGATTGCCATTGATACCACCAGAAGCAGTAATTGCACCTGTCATGGTAGATGTGCCAGTCACATATAAGTTACCACCAACAGTTACATTGTCACCAGCAGAACCATCTTGAAAGTTCTTCAACTGAGCCATCAAGGTGCGGATGGCATTATTGACCAAACTTGGGGCCATACCCTCCGCTAAGTTAATACTGTTAATGTCAGTATTGTTATTAGCGGTACTGCTGTATTCTGAAATCTTGGTCTTTGCCATTATTTAATCCTCAATCGGGGTTAGCCATGCCAGTTAAATCAATTTTTCTTGGTTGTCCAGCTTGATATAACAAGTTGAACATAGTTGGGTAGTCTATGTTTGGCATTTTGTTTTGCACATCCAAAAGACCTTTGGCAACACGACCTGCGCCATAAGCAGCTTCACCAGCCAAACGAGGAGATGAAACAGCACCATAAGCCAATGTTAATGGCAAACCACCAAGACTAAAAGCACCCAAACTTGTTGGAATACTTGTAGCACCTTGGATGCCACGAGGAACAAGTTGATTCAATGATTGACCTGCTAATGATGGCATTAACTGGCGACCACCAGCAGCTTCTAACTCTTGAGCCAACTTCAAGCGTTGACCATAGTTTGTATTGACATTGTTACGCATTAAAGACTGCAACTTACGCATTGCAGTATCTACAGAGGCTTTCTTGCCTAAAGACAATGCTTTTTCAATCTCTTTGATTTGCTCACTAGCGTCAGCATAAGCCTTCATTGTTTTGGCGTATGTTGGTGCTTGCTTGTTAATTTCATTCTTAACAGCGTTGTACACCTCGCCAACAACAAGTCGTTGCTGAGTAGATTCAAATGGAATACTCTCCAAAGTCTCACCAATACTTTGTTTTAAAGCATCTAAGCCTTCAGGAGTGTGGAAGTCAGCAGGGTCTAAAGATTTCCAGTCTGCAACTTTAGCCTCAACTTCAGATAATTTCTGTGCAGCAGCCTCATTCTTAATTTTGCCTTTAAAGACAACTTTAGATTGAGCATCAGACAAGGCTTTATCAATTCCTGTGAAATCAAGAACAGACTTATCACCTTTGATGTTTTGCATATTCGCACGATAGGCTTGCTGACGCTGGCGACCTAACTCTGCAAGATTCTGTTTGGCAGCATCAAGAACAGCAGTTTGCTCTACATTGCCACGCATATTTGCTTTGAGTGCCTCAGCAGCTTCTCCACCAGCCAAACCTGCTTTATAGGCTTGACCAATAGACTCGCCACCTACGCCTGTAGTCAAACCAAGTGCTTGTTTAACACCTTGACCACCAATCTCAGCCGTTTTAGCTAAACCTTTAGCTGATAGCAATAATGGGTCAACAGCACGAGCAGCAGTAGATAATGAAGGTGCTAAACGAGTAGGCAATGTAGCACCAGCAGTTAGCACAGTAGATAGGTCAGCCATTACGCCAGCAGGGTCTGTAGCCAATGCTTTCTTAGCACCTTCTACACTTCCATAGCGTTGGACATAATGCTGACCAACTTTAGAAGCTAAATCACGGCTTGCTTTGTCTTCGCCTACAGCTTGAACAAGTCGCTCTGGCAATGCGTTCTGCAAGATGCCAGCACCAAGGTCTAAGACGGCTTTAGTTGTTTGCACAGGGCTTGTGACAGCTTGATAAATGTCACCAACCATGTTTGCAACAGATGGCCCAAAACTCTTTACAGCTTCAAGTGGAACATCTGACCATGCAATAGGTTTAGCAGATGAAGCCTTTTCAGCTTCATATCTGCGTCTGAACTCAAATTCTTCTAGTTCATCCATTATTAACCACCTTGCTTTTTAAGCCATTGCTGATAGCGGTCTTCTTTTGCAGGAGAAAACTTAAATGGAGTTGAAACTTCAGGTGCGGGTTTGCTAGAGCCTTCTGGGACTTTTGCATAACGCTCTTGAATCTCACGAATAGTCTGAAGTGCAGCTTTACGAGTTTCGTTAGGCAATGTTGAATCACCAACTTGACCAGCCATTTCACGATAAAGCAAAACATCCTTATCAGACTGTGGGCCTGACATCTTAGGCATCTTGGCAACCAAAGCACCTTGAATTGCTTTAAGTTTAGATGATGCTTGTGCGCCTTGTGTTGACTTACCCAATGCGCCAGCAACAACATCAACAGCAG